TGCGGGAATTTTTGCACTGCGCGTTCTTTTGCTTCAGTAGCCGCCTTGCGCGTAAACGCAAAGTAACCCATCTGGGATGGGTGCACTCCGCTATCTAATTCCTGCTGAATGACGTTCAACAAGAAGGTAGTTTTGCCTGAGCCTGGTCACGGAGGGCCAAAAACTTTACGAATAGTCATTGACCCTGCCTCCTTTCCTAATAAGTGTCATGTTTAAGCGTCAAGGTCTTCAAGGATAGGCCACATGATGATAGGCGTTGATTCACCTACAAATGCACCTACGATGTTGAAGTCAATATACTCGATGGCTTCCTCTTCAGTCATGCCGTCTTGTTCTACCATGGCTTCTATAATCATAGGGCCATCGTATATACAGCGTTCTACTAGCATGTTGCCATGCCATGTCATGCACATGCCAATTAAGGCAAAGTCATAGTTATCAATTGTTAAGGTATCGTCGTTCATTAGAATGGGCTCACTTTCTTCATTTCAGGGGTTACAAAAGGAGAATCTTGCTTGTCAAACCTAGGAAGGCTCCACACGCGAGTAGCGCGGCCTTTTAGGTATAGGCTTACAGGGTCTCCGCCTAGTTCGCGCATACGTTGCGCCATCTTCGGAGCAGAAAGTCCAGTGAAGTTGTTACGCTTCAGGTGAGCCTCAAGGTCCTTGATTCGGAAATACACTTTACCTTCTTCGTCACTCGTCCATGGTCGGCCCATGAGAATCTCGTCACGGTCCATGGCCTGTTGCAAGTGAGTGGTGAACTCTTCCACAAGGTCAATGAATCGACCAGTAATGCTCGTGTCATCAGACGCCTCGGTAATCTGCTCAAGCTCGACCATCTCTTTCAGTAGTCCGTTAAGCACGCCTTCCCAGTCCGGCTTACGCAAGGTAGGAGGAAGTATGTTGATTTTCTCAACGCAGGCCTTTTGGAATGCCATCTGATTAAAGAGGCTATCTGTCTCAAGTTCGATGCGTTTGCTGTTCACATCCAAGAACCACAATGGCGGCTCGGAGTTGTATTTGGATAATGATCCCATTTCGGGAGCATCTGGTCCGTCGGCCCCGATCCCAAATTTACGAGTACGGCATATGCCAGAGTTGCAGAATGAATTGATAGGCGCATCCTTGCACTTATACTTGTAATCTTTCTTCTGTAGCTGCTTGACTATGATTTGCAATTCGCTCATGCCTAGTGGAGGACCAAAATACTTTTGGTTGTACTCCATAAGTTTGTCTTCCCAGCCCACGGAAAACACTCTTTTCAAATAAATGCCAATATTGAACAGTCCATTGTTGCGAGTTCCCTCAGGAAAGCCTTGAGCACATAAAGCTTGCATGCAAGGAGGGCCATCTTTGATCGGATTCTCTGATTCTCGTGGTTCTTCCGGAAAAGTCAAATTATCGGCTTGCACAAAGCGGTCATAGAGCTCATAAAACTCCTCAAGTGAGGCCGCAGTACCATCGTCCTTGATTGCGTAGCGTAAGCCCTCATTACTTGCGAAATAGGGCAAGTTGAGGAAATTACCAGTGTCTCCACGCTCTACAAGTATCTCAGATTGCTTCGGAAAGATCTCTCGACCCGATTCTCCGAGTAATCCAGCGCATGTCTTAAGATAACGCTGCATTTCACCTGCCGGGATGGGGTCTTTAGTAAATAGGAATACGTGTGCGCCACCGGATTTACTTCGGCATACCACAAGAGGTAAGTTTAGCTTGCGCACTTTTGTGACAAGGCCGAGGTGGTCTAGTGGATATTGGTCGATATCAATACAACCCCATATGCATGTGTTGTCTGCTCGAATAGGAATAATCCCTAAGCTGGGTTCTACGCCATTAAGGTGATCCATCCATAGGTTGTCAGTAGGCGGCTTACGGATGACCATAGCCTTGCCTGCCTGTTTACCATTGTCTTTGGCTTTTTCAATTTTATATGTGCCATATGCAATATCTAATCCTTTGAATATTGCTTTGAATCGTGTGATGTCAGTCATTCTATCTTTCTCAGTTAAAGATGGGGTACTCGCTGCGTCCATGGTGTAGTCCTTTTAGCTCGGACTTCGAGTGCCATGGCATCCGCTTTCCCCCAAACGCTTAGAAGGGTAAGTTTTCTTCTCTTGCTGCTTCGTCTTGATGTTTAACTTTTACATCACCTGTACTGATGGACTGTGCAAATAATTTAGCAGTTTGATAAACGCCGGTGTCTTCAACTGAACCGACACGTTCAACTTCCCAGCCGAACCACTTACCTTTATCGTTAGACTCACCAACTGTGCTTAGACGATAGACTTGGCTATACATAGGAGGCGTGTATAGACCGTTTTTACCATTCAATTTAACTGACATCATCATTGAATTCCACTTACGTGATTTCTTCAATTGTGTTGATTTCATCACAATCAATGCCGGGCTAGGAACGCCGTTAGCATCCAATACCATTACGTAATGGTTGGCAGTGTTTTCAATGTAATTGCCGTTATCTAAATAGTCACGGTTCTCACCTGTCTCACGATGTGTCTTAGACAAGATATCGCTAGTGCTTGGATAGATATTAATAGGTGCGCCTGAGCCGCTACCACGTGGTGCCCACTCTATGTACTGACGGACATAAGCTGTAGGAATTACGAGGATGCCTTTCTTACCATCATACAACTCGCCGGTTACGCTGTTGTAAATCATGCCTGGTAATGCGCCATCTACATCGCCCACTTCAGGTGAAGTGTTTGTTAATAGACGTAAGAACGGAAGCGCAAAGTCTTCCTGATTCATCGTGTCAAAGCCGCTTAGTGCGTCGTCTTCAAATGATGAACCTAGTGCAACTGCTGTCGTGCCTTTTACTTCTGCTATTTCTGATTTAGTAGCCATGATGCTTTATCCTTTTATCGTTATGCTGATTTAATTACTGCTTTTTGGCCAATGTATGCGCCGAACAATTCGCTGGGGAACTCGTTACCGCGTTCAACCTGCTCTTTAACCCATGCCTTTAAGGTCATCGGTTCTATCTTCTCGGCTTGATCAGCTGGATAGCCGGTCTCACCAAGTAGATTCAATAGACGTGCACAAAGCTCGTCTTCGCCACGTCCGAAACGGACACTGACTGTGTTCTTAATGATGTCATCAAAGCCGTGGTCCCTTAGCCATTGGTAGGCTTCAGCTCTACGTGCTTCTGAAATCGATGCACTGTAGAAGGCTTTAATTTCAATGGATGAACCGTCATCCATACGGAACGCTTTCATGCCCATACCGGACAATGCCTCAGGGATAGACTCCTCAGTCAATTTACGGTACTGCTCTTTACGTTCTTTAAATACTGTCTCTAGGTCTAGTATTTCTTTTTCTAAATGCTTAGCACGTTTTGCTAGATTAGCGATGCCTTGAATGTCATCATCTTGAATCTGAAGCGCACCTGCGTCTTCCTCAAATATATTCGTCAAACTCATCTATTTCTCCTTTCTTAGGGAACAAATCAACCTGAATTGGAATGTAACGTTTTTCTAGTTTATCCCATTTCAAGCACTTAAATCTACCATTATTTTTACTCGCTGCAATAGCGCTGATGATTCCAATGGCAGTAGGATCACCTATAAAGAGGAGATAATCCTCATCTGTAAACTTCTCTAACTTACGCTGTATTCTACGAACAGTAGGATACACTGAAAAAGCAATTTGCGCATTAGGCGGCAAAATTGTTTCTATGTCTCCGTAGTTTAAAGCAGACGTAATGTTATGTGAACCCGTCTCAGAGACGACAAAAACTGTTGGCACTATATTTCTCCCTTTCTAAATTCGAAAAGACAGTGTACACTCACATTTATGGGATTGCAACCCCTTAACTAGAAAGAAAGATCATGACAACTGAATTTTTACATAGCTACCCGTTTAAGAACAAACCATTTTTACATCAACAGGCTTATCTAGAGCGCTTTTGGAACCATCGTGTGGCAGCGTTATTTGCTGACATGGGTACCGGAAAGAGCTTCATGGTCATCAATAATATAGCCATGCTATATGACCAGGGTAATATAAATGCTGTATTAATTGTCGCGCCCAAGGGTGTATACCGTAACTGGCTAGATACTGAAATACCGAAGCATTTACCGTTACATGTAATATATAGAATGGCAATATGGAACCCGTCGCCTAAGAAGGCAGAGAAAGATGCGATGGATAGACTGTTTGATGTGACCGAAGACTTAAAGGTCTTAATCATGAACATTGAGGCGTTGTCCACGGAGAAAGGTGTTAAGTTCGCGAGCCGTTTCCTTATGTCGCATGAAGCCTATATGGCCATCGACGAGAGCACTACAATCAAGACGCCTACTGCTGCGCGGGCCAAGAACGCTGTGAAGGTAGGCAAGCTTGCTAAGTATCGCCGCATTATGACTGGCTCGCCTGTTACAAAGAGTCCCATGGACTTATACCAGCAGTGCGCCTTCTTGTCTGAGGATTGTCTAGACGCTCGTAGCTTCTATGCTTTCCAAGCGCGGTACGCGGTCACTGTAGAACGAAGCCTTGCTACGCACTCGTTTAAACAGGTCGTTGGATACCGTCACCTGGACGAGCTGCAGGATAAAATCAATCGCTTTGCTTTCCGCGTTACTAAAGAGGAATGCCTGGACTTGCCAGACAAGATGTACACAAAGCGTGAAGTGGACTTAACCGACGAGCAGATTAAAGCGTACAACGAAATGAAGACCATGGCACTGGCTATGTTCAAAGAGGGCATGGCGTCTACGGTCAATGCGCTGACGCAGATTATGCGCTTGCATCAGATAGTGTGCGGTCACTTAAAGCTTGACGACGGCACGGTAAAGGAACTACCTAATAATCGGGTCAAAGAACTGCTAAGCATTGTCGAAGAGACCAGCGGCAAGATTATCATCTGGGCGAACTACCGCCATGACATCGAGGCAATTAAGATTGCGCTACAGAAGGAATACGGCATGAACTCCGTCGCCACGTACTACGGTGACACGGCATCCGAAGACAGGCAGAAGATTGTTATTGACTTCCAAGACCCTGAATCGGAGCTGCGCTTCTTTGTCGGCAACCCTAGGACAGGCGGCTACGGCTTGACCCTGACGGCTGCCAGCGTGGTCGTGTACTTCAGCAATAGCTTTGACTTGGAGGTACGCCTGCAATCAGAAGACCGTGCGCACCGTATTGGCCAGACAAAGAACGTGACATACATTGACCTGATATCGCCTAAGACAGTGGACGAGAAAATTGTGCAAGCCTTACGCGCTAAGATTGACATCGCAAACCAAGTAATGGGCGAGGAGCTAAAAGAATGGTTGATTTAATCCCTATCAAGAAGTTATATAAATATGAAACATTGCAGCGTGTCGATGCACCAGAAGGGCGTCGCTACGTATACGGGGAACAGAAGCTGCCAAGCGTAACGACGGTCCTGTCCAAGACTAAAGACCAGTCTCATCTTGACGCGTGGGCCGCGAGGGTTGGTGCGTCAGAAGCGGAGCGTATAAAGAATGAGGCCGCTACAGTAGGCACGCACATGCACAACGTGATGGAGCGCATGATAGCGTATCGCAGCCTGCCTAGGCCAACGAATTGGCTGATGTGCAAGGGCTACGAGATGGGGTATAAGTTAATCAATACTTACTTCAAGAATATAGACGAGATATGGGGCTCTGAGGTCGCATTGTATTACCCGGAGAAATATGCAGGGACCACGGATTTAGTAGGCGTGTATCGTGGCAAGCCTGCCATTGTGGACTTCAAGCAAAGCGTTAAGCCTAAGAAGCGCGAGTGGATTGACGATTACTTTCACCAGTTGGCAGCGTATGCGTTAGCGCATGATGTTGTTCACGGCACCAACATTGAATACGGTGTGGTGTTGATGGCAGTACAAGACGGCACGACCATGGAGTATTCCACGGCCGGCCAGGAGTTTGTACGATATAAAGAAGAGTGGTTAAGGCGCGTCGAAAAGTACTACGCCATGGACGAGATTGTGTCCATTGGGAAAAGCGACTGAAGCATTTTACGACTAGCAGACTGCTCACCTTCTGGTCCTTGAGGCGTGGCCATTGATACAGGGCCCGGTGCTGGTGCAGCCGGGGCAGGCGCTGCAGGTGCACGAGAAGAGGACGTGCCACGAGTGCTAGGCGCAGGGGGCATTCTGCGTAGTTGTTGTCTGGCAGGCACCTCTGCAGCCCTTGCTTGGGCTCGTTCCTTAGCGTCAAATTCCTCAAGGGCTCTGTCATCCTCGGCCATCAATTGTCTAAAGGCAGCAGTAGAGGTTACGCCAGGGGAATACATACGGCGAAGAAGCGATAGATTTAATGCTTTACGATCTCCCTCTGTCTTACCCTTGGCTAAAAATGCGGCTGTTACTTCATCATCCAAAGCAGCTTCTTCAAGCATTTTCATGGCTTGACGAGCAGGTGTTTTACTAAAGAAGTTGGATGTAGCACGAGATACTTTAGCTGCCCATGCAAGGCTGCCCGGACCTCCTGGTTTAGTTGCAGCGGCAAGTTTTAATCCTAGCTGATTTATTGCAAGGGATTCTACTTCGTTTACAACGCCTCCTGGCATAGTATTCTCTAGCCTGCCTGCTTTTGCAGCTTCTGATATTCTGCTCATTGGATCAAGTAGGCGTTTCATGTTCTTAAGCTGTGTTAATGACATTAGGCCATTGGCACGCATTATATTTACTACGGAAGGTTGACCACTTCTAATGGGTTTAAACAACGCATCTTCGTATGCTTGCACGTCAAAGTTGCCGTTTTTTGAGGCCTGTTCAAAAGCATGCTGGAATACCATTGAAACAAGGCCTTTTTCCGCGTCGGCCCTAACTTTTGGATCAGCTTGTTTAGCAATTTTGACCATACTGCGCATAGCACTAACAGGGTTATCACTATTAAGGGCATCAGTTAATGCGCGAGTCGGGTCGTCAGTGAAGCGTAAAAGATTAGAAAAGGCCTCTTCCTCTCTTAAAGATTTATTTAAAGCACTTTGAGTATCTTTTACAGACAGATAGGTATGTTGTGCAGCCGCTACATTTGAAAGCTCATTAGTTAGGCCTAGTCTTTCAATTAAATCCGCATTTTTAGCAACGTACCTAGCCAGCCTGTCTGGCTTAATTAGACCCGTATTAGGGTCTGCCATATCAGCCACGGCAAGCTTAATGACGCGAGACTGAGCATCGCGTACAGAATTAAACTGTTGCGTAGACAAGTCTTTATATTTAAAAAGGGCTTCTGCTTGAGGACTATCAATACCAAACTTAGCCACAGCATCATCGTATTGATTGCCCATGAATTTCACGGCATCTTCAATCTCCCCCATTCTTAAGGCGGCGACATCCCCTGCCCTTGCAAACGCCTTGTTTACAAGGATTTCGGGTTGATAACGGGCTCCGCCTCTTTTATTGGTGGCGTTTAATTCTCCACCAAACTTACGGGTAAACTCTTCGTTCAGTTTAAAAGAGAAAGCACGCGCATTCGCGTACGCTGTTCCAGGAAGTGTACTTAGATCGTCTAGTACACTGGACGCTAAATGGCTGTATTTTTGCGCAGCACCGGCTTCCCCTGCAGCATCTGCTTTACGGGCAGCGTCTAGTAGCGAGCTTCTAAACGCGATTAAGTCATAGGCAGGAACTTGTTTTATTTTAATCTTAGCAAGGAATTCAGCAGGGATACGACCTGTGTCTATGAACTCCTGCGTCTGCATGCCTTGTCGGTATATTTTCAACGAATCTGCACTAACCCCAAACCGTTTTAATGCGGAATTTACGGCACTAAAATTTCCATTTAAATCTTCAGGGGTAAGGTCATGGGCTATTTCTAAAAACGCTTCTTTGGTGTTTTGTGGAGCTAGTTTTACAGGAATAATTTTTCCTGTTGCAGTTTTCTTAAATCCTTCTGCACGCACTCCAGCGCCCCATAGGGAACTTTCCATTTCACGCGCATTAGATAAAGCACTATCTACTGATTTACGAAGAATAGAACCAATCTCTTCTCTTGAAGCAGACCCAGATTTACCTAGGGTTGCCACGGCATTGGCAGCACGGACTTCTGCCCCATTGATAGCAGAAGTAAGTAGGTCGGTGTAATGCGCGTCACGTAGTTTAGCGGCAGCAGTCATGGCCGCTGGATCGCCGCTTGACTGAAGTCTTGAAATAAGTGTTTTATAGGCAACTAAAGCATCTGTTGCCATCTTATTAGATTGATTAGCAAAATCCACGCTGTTATTAACAAGCGTACGCTCCAAAGAGGTAAACGGTGAAATACCTAGCTTTTGAGCAGCCGTAAGCTTAATTGGTTTTCCATTTACATCTAACGCATCAGGCGCATTTAACTTCTTAATTAAGGTCTCTACATCAAGGCCTGTATCCTCTAAAAGAGACGCATAGTAGTTGGCTACGTTCCTAGAGGCAGTGCCTGAACTAATAGCCGTATTAGCTTGGTTTCTTAAGTTTGAAACGGCCGAATTAGCATCAAAAGCAAATTTACCAGGGCTGAGTGTCCCGAAGGTTATTTCCATACCTGTACGTAGCCAAGGACTGTTTGGGTCAGCGTCTACTGCCAATGATCCGCCTAAAGCGGCATATGCATTTGAAAGGACTTCTTTTTTGAAAAAAGGCTTTGGATTAGCACGTGCATACACCCCTATGGCGCTAATAGCACGGCTTAATGTGCCCGACCCGGCTTGTGCTTCAGGGAATAATTTAGCAGAAGGAGAGGCTACCAGGCCTGAGACAAAGGTCTCAAACCATGCTTCGTGGGCCTTGGTCCCTTTAGGGGGCTCCGGTAGATACTGCATCAACGCATCTGCAAGGGTAGCACCGCCAAGTAGGCTTGCGCCCACCCCACCTACATAGCCTGCACCTACGGCATAAGGCGCTACTTTAGGGGGAAGTTTACTTAGCGTAGGCGCTAATGCTTCTCCAATTTTAAGCCCTGCTTTAATGCCCGCATAAGCCCCCGCACCTTCTACTGCACCTTTAGATGCACCAATGCCTGAAGCAATAGTGTAATCTGTAGCCGAAGGATTAGAATCAGATTCTAGCCCTAATCCCCTTAGGTTTTCTAGGGTAAAAGGTGTTTTAGTAGGATCGCCTGACCATTCTGGAATAGGAAGAGCCTCTTTAGAAAGCCCTGGAGGGGCATTCTTCTCAAGAGACTTAAGATTGTCTAGGGTAAAAGGGGCATCACTAGGGGCCGCTGGCGCTGCATCTTCTGGCGCATCCTCAGATGATCCAAACTCTACACTTACTACCTGACCAGGGGTCCAGGATGGGTCATTTTCTGCCATGTTACTTCCTTATCGTTTTTTAGGAGACCACGGAATCGTTTTAGTTCTTGGAGTCCAGGTACGGTTTTCCGCATCGTATATTAAATACTCTGCACCCATAGGAAGGTCAGCATACTCTTGTTCCGTAGAGACAGGAGGGGGTGCTCCAAGCATTTTAATAACTTTATCTACTTCTGCTGCTTTTGCCGCAGCTTCGTTAGTCACGGTAACATCTAAATTCTTATCTAGCGCGGTTTTTTCTGCATCTTTACGAATAGTGTATAACGTACGGGCAAGTCCAATAACGCTATTTTTCGCTGCTGATTCACTTTTAAAAGCTGAAATACCCAAGTCGGTATACTTATCAATTGCGACCCGTTCACCTTCAGTTAGTTTTGTTGTTGCGCGTAATGCCTCTTTAATTCTAGGTGCTAGATTTTCTACTATCGCCGTGTCTTGTTGCGCTCTAACTGCAATCTCACCTGCCGGATTATATGGTATTTTTTTAGATACCATGTCCCCTATGTAACTGCCTAATCCAAATGCCCCTTCAATAGCGCCATAGTAAGTAGGTTCATTAAAGGGTTCATATTTTAGTTTAGGTGCATTTTTTTTCAAGGACCTTTCATAGGCTAACAACGCATCTTGTGCATCCTTATCCCCATTTTGGGCCGCTGTCCTAAGTTGGTTAAGTTGTTTTTCAGGTATTATACCCCCTGTCCATTCTGCTTGGCCAGTCGGTTCCGCAGAAGTAGCACCGGGAACAGGTGCAGGTGCAGGTGCTTTGCCTGTGCCACTATATTTTCCAGCGAGTGATTGGCGCAATTGATCCATAGTACCCCTAGTCATAAAGGCATCAACCACCTCAGGGTGTTCTGTTCCAGGAACAACTGTTTCAACAACTCGACCTTTGTCATCCGTATATCTACTGATAGTAGGTTTAAACAACTCCAATGCAGCCATCATAACCGCTCTATTTTCATCGACTGAAGTATTACCCTTTCCGTATCTTTCCAATAAACCCGGAGTGCTTATTATAGAATTGGCCCACTCGCTTTTTGGTAAAGCAGAGCTACTACCGGCCTTAAGAACGGATGCATCGTATTTTTGCTGAGTTGCAGCAAGTTTAGCATTGTAGTCCCGTACGTTTTCAATGTTTTTCTCAGACGAAGATATAGCCATAGCACGAATTGCACGTTTTTGTTTTGCATCTTCTGCAAGAATTCCACCAACTGCAGTAGGTAACGTACGCATTGCACCGGCAAAACGAGACGCAGCAGAGCCACCTCTCATCTGATTACCCTGATCATCCACGTTTGCAGCATAATTAAAAGCACGACTACCTAGCTCTGCTAACATCTGTGCTTGAGTTAGGTTTTTATCTGAACCTAATAGACGTTCATACATAGCGGTACGAGAATTAACCCCTGTCTCTAGGCCCGGTTCAGCCATAGGCTGTGCCCTCATAGTTGCTAGTACTCTCTCGCGAGCCTTTGCAACTGTATCGGCATCAAACATGCCTGGAGCAAATGAGGATGTATCTTCAAAAGGGGTTACGCCATCCTCGTCGGTCCCGTCTCTAAAATTTTGAACATAGCCACCCATAGCCATAGCCACCGGTTCTTGAGGCATTGCTCCTTGGTCCGTGGGCAACGCACCGATGCCACCCATACCCGCTTCAGCAGGCATGGCTTCTGGTGTCATGCCTGGCATACCTTGTGGCATAGCAGCAGGAATACCGCCTTGTTGAGGCATAGGCGCTGCTTGTTGTTGAGCCAACACAGGTTGTAATAAGGCAAGAACGTCTTCTGGGGTGTCTGCTGCAGCGTTGTAACCGACTAAGTCAGCAAGCTCCTCGACCCGCGCGTCTATAGAGCGCATGTCACCACGAAGGTTATTCATCAGGATTTCAGGTGAATTAGGACGACGGTCAGCTACTTTCGCTGCCTCGTTATCGTCCATCTCGTATTCGTCTTCGCTGTCGTCCTCATCCATTGCATCCATAAAGCCTTGCATGATGCCGACGTTTTCTACATCAGTTTCATCAACGCCTTTTTTAAACATTGGTCGATCTGTTATTTTAGCTTTCATGGTATTTCCTTAGAATAAACCGGCTTTATTTGCTGCAGCTGCTGTTGTAACACCACCTACCACTGTACCCGCTACTGTTTGGAAAGTAGAAGGGCTAGGTGCACTGGCCGAAGTCAAAGACATCTGACTAGTCGGAGCGTTTTTGTATATATCAGACACAAAACCCAGTTGTTGGTATGGCGCCATAGTCTCTTGAAGCTGCGTATTACGTGCCGCGTCAATTTGTTTTTGTGCTTCAGACTGTTCGATAGAACCGATGCCAGACATCAAGTTAACATCATTAATACCAGCACGTTGAACTGCCTCGCCTATTTGACCTTGGGCCGTACCCATATTTGCAATGTTAGTACCTATGTTAGACATGGTGCTGGCTTTATTCAAGTCCACATTGGCTGCTTGAGTACCTAAAGCACCAATGCCTTGACCTAGATTACCTAGAGTAGCCGCTTCAGAGGCAGCTAGGTTGCCCATATTAGCCGTACCAGTTTGACCTAGTTGCGTGTTTTGAATTGCTTGACCCCCTAAGGTGCTACCGATGTTGGCCGTAGTATTAGCCGCATTGCCGTAGATATTAGCGGCCGCAGTGCCAATATTACTTTGTGTGGCACCTGCATTAGTAATGCCTTGGGCCGCGGCCAATTGGCGTTGACGCTCTTGTTCAAAGGAAGTCATACCGGCTGCTTGCGCTTGGCCATAGTTGGCAGACATGTCCTGGAAGACGCGTTGTGACATCAAGTCTTGTAGGTTACGCTCTTGTTCAGCACGCTGAACACCTTCGCGAGTGCCGCCAAAAGCACCTGAACGAACCGCTTGTGCCGCAGTACCTTGAGAAGCGATATCACCTTGACGACGCATCTCTTTCAATGCATTTTGTGTTACTTGCTCTTGATACGGGTTCATGAAGCGCTGAGTAGTAGCCGTGTCATAGCCGCCAGTAGCCGCGTTATAGCCAGCGATACCTTGGCCTACAGTGCCCATTGCCTCGGCTTGAGCAGGAACACCTGCACCAATTGCATTCTCTGACATGCCTGCCGCACGGCCTAAAACGCCTTGTGACTCATTTAGATTAGCTTGAGTGTACTGACCAGCAAGGTCAGCCGCTTGTCCGATACCGCCTGCAGCAGTAACGCCTTGGCCCATAATACCTTGAGCTGTTTGAAAAGCAGGAGCAGCATTTACACCCGCTGCAACATTTGCTCCTTGGCCCGCGATATTTTGTCCTTGTGTGATGCCTGCTGACGCTGCATCTAAATAAGGCTGATAAGCACCAATACCTTGACGAGCAAGGTCCATGGCCTGTTGAGTACCCGCAGAAGTAGCCGCTGCCTCATAGGCAGGCAGGTTCAGTGGTGTCTTATATAGTCCTTGCGCTTCTTTTAACAGGCCTAGTTTATAGGCCTCAATTTCGGGAGCTTCCCGTACAATCTGGGTGCTAATTTCCTCGGCCATTTACTTCCCCTTTGCCTCAAGTTGTTTCATTAGGGCGTACATACGTTTAGCGCCCTTTCTACGTGATCCTTGGCCCATGGCACGTACTGCCTTGGCCGTAAATACAAATTCACCATCTGATAACATCGCTGGAACAGAATCAGAAGTCCCGGTGCCTGGACCGCTGATTGGGCCTGTTTTACGAGGGAAATCTTTAAGCGATGCAATACCGCCTTTTGCTAGTGCAACTGGTGCAGGAGCTGCTGCGGTTTGGTATGGATTGTTTTGACGAGCATACGGATTAGGACCGTAAGTAGTGTTAACGCCACCAAAAGACAAGCCATACTTGTCAGGTTCAGCGGCCAATAAATCAGCACCTGTTGTCTTGAACATGTCTGCATTTGCAGGTGGAGTCGCTGGAATAGGTTTAAACGCACCACCTAGATAAGCAGCACCAAGGCCTACGGCTGCCATTGGACCGTAGGTAGATAACATACCAGGTAAGGCATCTTTATATGCCTCTGATAAAACAGAACCAGCAGGAGCTTTTAATACTTCCTGTGCCGTAACACCAAATTTATCTTGCACTGATTTAAGGGCGTCTGACATGCCTTGTTCTTGTATAGCAGAAGGAGAAATATTTTTATACGCAGCAGAAGCGGCGTCACCTAAATTACCCGCTTTTAAGGAGTCCATCACACCTGGTGTAGGAGGTTGGTATGCAGCGTTAGGGGTGAATGAGCCTTCTACAATAGGGGCTGGAGTCGCGCCTATTGTAGGAGCCGCGGGCATTGGTGCTGGAGCCGCTGGCATTGGAACACCCTGAATGCCTTGAAGGCCCTGGGCACCTTGAACACCTTGGGATATATCAAAGGTAGATACGTCCGGAATAGCAGGCGTGGCTAAAGAATCGAGGCCTCCAGTTGGGGTAAAGCTTCCCTCTACAACAGGTGCCGGGGTAGAAGGAGCACCTGCTGCTGCAGTAGAGCTAGGAGACATGATGCCTGTTACAGCACCCGCCACTGCGCCTGAGATGATACCGCCTTTAAGCGCTTGTCCTAATTTCTGACCAGACGCAAGGTTAACAAGCGTGCTACCTGCAAATGTATTTACTGCAGTCGCCAATGCGGCATTTGTAATACCTAGTGCTGGGGCCAAAGGTCCCATGAAGTATACAGCGGCCATGGTAAGCGCTATCCTGCCGATTGGGCTTTGCGCTATTTTCTTAATTACTTTACCTACGCCTTTAACAACACCTTTAACAACTTTACCGATTTTCTTAAATGCTTTCTTTAAGAAGAATTCAGGAAGACCTGTTACTGGATTGATTGTGCCGCTACCGCCACGGCTGCGTAAAAGAGCTGCTTCACCCGGTGTAATGTGGGCAAGCATGGTATCGCCATTACGGCCCATATTTGCAAGCTCTTGTGAAATGGTTTTAGCATTAATGATTCCACCATCAGCATAGGCTGGAACGGCAGGCGCCATAGGTGCTTGTTGAGCATCTAGTTGGTCAAGTGCTAAATTAAATGCAGCAAAGAAGGCAGGGTCGAACTGTTCTGGAAGTAAATCTTCCGGCACGCCTTCTGCAAGAAGTTCCATACGGTCTTCTGTGTAGTCCTCAGGAGCAGCAAGAATGCCGTCTACCATTTCTTGTAATGCGTCAATGACTTCTGGAGATAAGTTCATGGCCGCTAGTTCACGGATAAACTCGTCTGCCGCTGCAGGGTCTACTTCCGCAATGCCGCCTAAGATGTCTTTATTGAATTCGCGAGGATTGTTTTTAGCGTAGCTTTCAATAACCGGACTAAACTTAGACGGGTCAATTTGACCGCCTGCCTCTTGTGGTTGCCCTTCGGGCAATGCCATAATACCCTGCATTTCTTCTGCCATGTTTAACCTTTCCCAAATACATAAATGGCCTCACAGGGCCGCACCTCGGTAAGGGAGGCGAAGATGTTGTAATTATGAGCTATTTTACTAGTTCCTGTCTACAAGTAATGCAGAAACAGAGACATTTAATCCAGTAGCTGAGGATGTAATTTTTAATATGTCAGTGGCCTCTAGTATCAAAGGTCCGGCCACCTTGCCCGAAAGTAAATCAATATACGAATTAGCAGCTACCGCCATTGCAGGAGCCACGGTCACCGTACCTGTCCCTAAAGGAGAAAAAGCAGCAGTCACATTGATAGATCCACCGGTTGTATTAGCCACAATAATGGACCGTACAATAGCCGCAGTAGCATCTGGAACCGTAAGAATATTATCGGTAGTTGCCCCACTAAATTCTTTGTAGTAACGTTTATATAGGTTTGCCATTATCTTCCAAAAAACCAGGCCATAGCCTCAGCTTTATCCTCAGTTACGTTAGGTGTGTAATTACTATTAAGCTGCAAAATGATTTGCTCTACGGACCTAATCAATTGGTCAATCTGAGGAGGACTATATTCCACCGTAGCCGCGTTAGGCAAACGAACGTTATTAATTTTACTCATCGTAGACCATCCGGTTCAATATCCACGCGCAGCGTACCGAAGCGCCAATTACTATTTACTTCATCCGTTTCAATACTTACTGAAATCTGCCGGCCACGAGCCCTTGTGTCTACCTTCTCCGTATTAGGATTAATAATATAAGGGTCAAGAGAACTTACCACAGCGGTGTCTGATGGGAAAGCGCGAAGTAAAAGATGAACTGTCATGTTCCCTACGAAATTCCTAAAGTCAGGGATAAATCGTTTCATAAACATGATTTGATCACCATCGCCAATGTCAAAATAGCCTGATTTCAAATACGCGGTAATAGGCTGGTCTACTGCATTTACTCCTGTTTCTTGGAAATACACAATAGAACGACCTGCAGTAAGGCCGCCGACAGTCGGACCGACTGGCGTAGCAATACTATCAACGAGGTATTCAGCGGCTATGGGCCTGTCGTAACTTCCGATATCTTTCCAGGCAGTACGTTCCATTGTACCTATAGACCAAACTCCTTCTATGTAGTCATAGGTTACGTATCGATTAATGTATTCCGAATCAGCCGTGCAATACCACCACGTCACTTCATTGTACTCAGAGTTAACGCCAATGTGCACTTTGGTATTCTGGACCTTATTAAAATCCTTAAACACATAGTCTTGAACAGTACACGGGATTTTTTTAACCGTACCATCAAAGACGTAGAACGCACCAAGGCTCATCCACATAGCAACGCCGTTGACATCGGCTGCAGCATGAGGCCCGACCAGTCCGCAGTTAGTGCCTAGTTGAGAGAAACCAAAAGTGTATGGAGGACCTACATATTGCATACCATGCAAGGAGGTATCGGTAAATATAAGAATCTGACCACGTGATCGAATAGCTGACACGATGTGACTACCGTCCGTGAGCCGTTGTCCGCCGGCCGTGTTGGTTGCAGTAGGCTCAAAGTTTGCAATGTCCTCTTGGTCTGAGAAACGAACATACATAGGGTCTTGAGAGGAGGAAGTGCCAATGACATCTTCGGTACCAAGGCAAACAAGGTGCCTATCTGGAGTAGATACTAGAGCAAATGTACTGGTTGTAGGGGCACCGGCAATTTGTACAGCAGGAGTGTTTGCTCCTACACTGGTGTCCCATAGATACGTTCCGCCATTTACTAGTTGGCAAATGACATCTTCGCCATAACTATCTAACTGCCATACCCTAGAATCTAAAGAACTCCCGGTAACAGCAGCTGGGTCGCGAGGCGTGCCCCATGTAGAAAGGCCCCATGTACCTGTTCCCCAGCCAAAGTCAAAGTAGCTGACATCAGAACCAATGCCTATTTGATAGTCTATGTCGGCAGTACCTGCAAGGCTCGCGGTGCTTGTTGCATTGACCGAGGCAATAATAGTGTATTGAGTTCCGGTGAGTACTTGTTGTACTTCATATTCTCCGTCTAAGGTGGCATTTGGTATGCCACCCGGATTACCTGTTACACCCGAAATAATTACAAAGTCACCGGCCTGTACGTTTGTGGTAAGGTCATTGACTCCCACCACATTACTGCCAACTGTCGTACTAAAAGTGGCCGTGGTGGTAGTTTCACGAATAGGGGTAATGTCTTCCCACTGCGATCCAATTCCGACGTATAATTTTCGAGTAGTGCCTACCATGATATAGGGAACACCATCTAAAGCGTTCCAGGTAAACACCTCACTAATCATGCCTATTAGGTATTGAGCATCAAGGTTAAAATATTGCCAGCCGCCTATCTTCTCCGGTAAACCATCTTGAAACCGCACATAATCACTGTCCACCCAGCCGCCTTCGGCACCGTATTCGGTGTTTTGTTTGTCAATTCCGGGTTTCAATGCAAGTTTCAAAAGGGCCATTTTATTCTTTCCTAAACAGTGCTGCTTCGTCTTTGCGGCGTATATCTAGTCCTTTCAAGACCTTACCGCCGGCTTTATTATACTTGAGAAGACTCGTAATAGCACCTGCTTTATCGCCACGCAAAAGCGCCTGACGGAGGGTTGACCGCTGAAGTACACCAAGACCAAGGTTAAAGCTAAAACTAACCAGAGCATCAAATTCATTCTGTGAAAGTCGTATAGGTAGATAACGGGCAACCCCTCGTTCAAATCGTACGACATCCTTAGCCAGTATTGAGTCAACTTCTTCTTCGCTCCATCTACGGTTATCTTGTGGTTTTAGTGGGTACGCTTTACGAGCAGCCATACCTTCTGGAGTAGACGGTATCTTAGCTTGCTCCGGGTACATCACATGCCCAACACCAATTGTCCAAAGCTTAGCAGGGCATTGATACGGTTTGTACCTAACGCCCTCGTGGTGCTTAAGCATTTTAATCAGTTCTTTACTTGCCTTCACGATGCTTTTCCCATTGACGAGAACCAAAGTAGAAGCCAATTATGCTACTTACAATTGCCATTTCATCATCAGAAAAGACTAAGCTCATTGCCGTCGTAAACTCAAC